ATAGACTAGCTAAAGAGTTAGATATCATCAAACAAAATGTTGTTGATGTGTTTAACAGAACAAACCAAAACTTAATCATTGTTCAAGATGACAATGGCGAAAGCTTTGGATTACAAAAAATAAATCGAAAGCGAAAGAAGTTTGAAACAGCAAACTTTAAAATTGCACACAACGATTTATATAATAAATTTACTACTGATATCGAATATCAAGAGTACAAAGCGATAGGGGGAAGTAATGACTAATCTTATCACTATTGCCCAAACCCTTGCTAATCGTGTCAAGGGTACTGAACTGTCCAACCAACAACATGCAGTTGATACCAAGAGGACAACACAGTTGAACTATGAACTAATGTATAAAATGCTAGAGAGTGAAGTTGAAAAGCATATATTAGAAAATCAAGGCAACAGATGTGTTGATGAGTTTAGGCAAAACATACTGACTAAATTCCAAGACCTTGTATCAATACTAATCAAATAACTTTTAATGCGTGGCGCTAACGCGCCACGCATACGCGTTCCTACCTTACAAGGCTCATACAAACCACGACCATAAAAAACTTTACGCGTTCCATGTGATCGCGTTAAAATCGGTGGCTTTTTTGGACAAAGAGGTTTACAAAGTAGGATATATAGAAACACTAGGGTCCCAAACGGTATGAAATAGTTGAAAGTGTTTTTTTATTAGTCTATTGTAAAAAAAGGACCCTTTGTTTTTTTATGGGTCCCCTACCCCCAGGGGGTATAAAAATTTTATGAAACTAGACACACTTACAGAAGAAGAATTAAAAGACCTGGTACTTAAAAAACAACTTGAGTATATAAAATTATGCCAAGATAATTTTTTAGTATTTGTTGAAAATGTTTGGCAAGATTTTATTTACAGAAAAGATAGTAGTAAACTAGGTAAAGGACATCATGAAATCATCGCTGAATCTTTTCACGATATAGCTGATGGAGATGCAAAGAGGCTCATTATCAATATGCCTCCTAGACATACTAAATCTGAATTTGCATCTTACTTATTTCCTGCTTGGTATATTGGAAAGTATCCAAAGAAAAAAATAATGCAGGTATCCCACAACGCAGAACTAGCATCAAGATTCGGTAGCAAGGTTAGAAATTTAATGGCGACCAAGGAGTATAAACAGATCTTTGGTAATGTTACACTGCGAGAAGATAGTAAGGCAAAAGGCCGATGGGAGACCAATCATGGTGGGGAGTATTTTGCAGCGGGGGTAGGCGGTTCTATCACAGGACGAGGGGCGGACTTACTTATTATCGATGACCCACACACTGAACAAGATTCATTATCTGATACTGCTATGGAACGTGCGTACGAATGGTACAGCTCTGGTCCTAGACAACGTTTACAACCAGGCGGAAGAATTTTAGTTGTTATGACTCGTTGGGCAACTGACGATCTAACAGGAAGATTAGTAAAGGCTCAAGCAGAAACTAAAGCGGATCAGTGGAAAGTAATTTCATTTCCTGCAATCATGCCTGATGATAAACCTGTGTGGCCTGAGTATTGGTCTAAAGAAGATTTAGATTCTGTTAAAGCTTCCATCTCCACTAAAAACTGGAACGCACAATACATGCAAGATCCAACTTCTGAAGAAGGTGCAATTATAAAACGGGAATGGTGGAGAGATTACGATAAAGAACATTTACCAAGACTACTTCATGTTATACAATCTTACGATACTGCTTTTTCTAAAAAAGAAACTGCTGACTATTCTGCGATAACTACTTGGGGTATTTTTGAGCCTCACGAAGGTTATGAAAAAGCTATAATACTATTAGATGCTATGAAAGGTAGGTATGATTTTCCAGATCTAAAGAATGTTGCATTAGAGCAATACGAATACTGGGAACCGGAAACCGTAATAGTTGAGGCTAAAGCTTCAGGACAACCCCTAATCCATGAGCTTAGACGTGCTGGAATACCAGTAATTGATTATGTTCCTGCTAGAGGTAGGGATAAACATACTAGAATAAATAGCTGTGCACCTGTCTTTGAATCTGGTATGGTATATGCACCATTAGACGAACACTGGGCACAGGAAGTTATTGAGGAATGTGCAGCTTTTCCTAATGGTCAGTATGATGACTATGTTGATTCTATGACACAAGCTGTGTTAAGATATCGACAAGGCGGATTTGTTTCAACGTACTCGGACGATTGGGACGATGAGCCTATGAAATTAGAAAAAGAGTATAAATATTATTAGGAGCTATTATGCCGATTAAAGTTTTAAAAAAAGATGAAAATAAAACAATCCCTGTATCACATTCAAAAGATCATCCGGATGTAAAAACTACAGAAAACATTATTAAAAAAGACAGAGAAAAAGCAAAAGAAGATTTTCCAATTCTTTCTAAAGTGTTTGGAACAGGTAATCCTAAAAAAGATATAGAAAAAGCAAAAAGAGTTGCAGATACTTTACAAACTATGGCTTCAAAAATGAGAACAAAAACAGAGGGTTCATTTAAAAAAGGTGGTTTATCTGCAGGTCAAAAAAAGATAGCTGCTAAAGCTCCACCACCAGATAAAATTACTGGCGCAGATTTTGCTGTGCTTAAAAAAGAAAAAGCAAAAGGCAGAGGCATGGGTCTTCAAGATGAAAAATTAAAACCAGGTAAAGTTTATAAAGCTAATAAAGGAATGTCATTTTCTGAAAAGATGACATTACAAGATGCAAAAGTAATTGATAAAAAAACTGGAAAAACACATTTATCTAAAGATCAGTTAGAAAGTTATTTAAAAAGTCAAAAAGATCCTAAATTACAAAAAATGGGTCAACTAGAAAAAAAATACATAAAACAAAGACCAAGCATGGCACCAAAAGCAAGTGATATCCTTAAAAAGAAAAAACTACCAGGAGCAATTGGAACTGCATTAGGTATTGGTGCTATGATGGTACCTGCTGCATATGGTGTTATGAAACAATACAAAGATTATAAATCTGCTAAGAACAGAGATGAAGCTAAAGTTAAAAAAATGGGTGGTGGCATGGCTAAAAAATATTCAGTAGGCGGTGGCGCTGATATGTCAAAAGTAAAAACAAAGAAAAAAAATATTCTAGACAAAGTAACTGATACATTAAATAAAGCAGGTGAAGCTTATAAAAAATTAGGAGAAGCTGGATTAAATGTTTTAAGAGGAAATACAAAAGGACAACCTTTTCCTGCAAAAAAAATGGTTGGTGGCATGGCTAAAAAATATAACAGAGGCGGTGGCGCTGATATGGGTGCAAAAAGAGATTTTGATAAAATCACCGAGAGAACAAAAATATATGCAAAAGCTGAAAGCATGAAAGACACAGACAGATTAACTAACAGAGATATTCAGGAAGCAACAAAAGCTTTAAAACCGTCACAAAGAAAATCTAGACGATATGCAGCCACTCCAGGTTATCTTCCAAAACCTGCTATAGGTAAAATGGGTGGTGGCATGATGCAGAGACCTATGGGTTATAAATCTGGAACAATGGTCAAAGCTAGAGGTTGCAAACTAGGTAGAACAAGACCTACTAAAATGTATTAAGGAGGGGCAATGTCCCTAAAAAATTTACTTGGCCTTGGTCGGAGATTACTTCGAAAGAAAACAGGACAAGTGGCACCGGAAACTATTGAGACCACTACGGTAGCCGGTATCCCTGATGTATCTAAATTTAAAACTCCACCAGTTCAAACGGTAGCAGAACAATCTAAAGCTTTAACTGTACTTCCTACAAAAGAAGCAGGACCCATACAAACAAGACCACTACAAATGGGTAGTGCAAAACAAGACCGTGTCTTTGGTTCGGTGGCCTATGACCGTATTGCGCAAAAAGGTGGAGGTTCATACACAGCAGATGAATGGGCAGACTGGCTAACGGACAGGGGAAAACGGAACTTTAAATTGTTTGGTAAAGATTTTGAAGAAGGTTTCATTACTGGTAAAAGATTTAAGTTAGATGAAAAATTTGCAAGAGGATCTAATTTATATAACAAAGAACAAACAGTTCCTATAGAAGAATTATTTGACTCCAACATTGCATCTTTTGATAGACAAGGTAATTTAACAGGTGGAGTTTTATTCGCTGCTAAACAAGCGAATATAAAACTACCAGGACAAATGCTAGCGGACATGGTACAATTGAATCCTGCAAACCGATTAAAGGCCATCGAATACGGGACACCGGGTGGCTTTATTACTAAAGCAGACAATACCTTACAAACACAATTGTACAGATTAAAATCTATTGAAAGATCTTTAGAAACTAATATGCCTGCACCTGCATTAGGAGTCGATCGAGACTTTGTAAGAAATTACAAAGATACTTTAAAGATGTTAAGAAATGATATTAGAGCTCTTCGAGAAAATATTAAAGATGGAAAGAAGATGGCAGTCAATGATGATGTTTCAAGAATTGCTTCTCGAATGAATAGTTTAAAAGAAGGTGCTTCTACACAACAGAAGATTGCGTTAAATCAAATGCAGGGTGAGATAGATGATTTAGTTGCAGGTATGAAAGATCTTCGACCAACAAAATATCTAGATCAAGCAGGTTATACTTATCCTGGTGGGCAAAATTACAGAGAAGGTGTTTTAGTTTTAGATGAAAGAATTCCACTTAACAAAGACAAAGGTTTTAAAAGAAATCCACACTATGATGATAAGGCAGCTTCAAATCCTATTGCTCACTTTAGATATGATATTCGAACTACTTCTGATGGTAAGAAAGCTATGTTCATTCATGAAATACAATCGGATACTAACCAAAAGATTTCTAAATCATTAAGAGAAGCAGGACAAGATCCTTTTAATACACCAATGAGAACGAACCCTTATCAGAATGATATTGTGATTCAGTTTTTATCTGACAGTAGAAAAAAATTAAGTGATGAAATTATTGGAGGAAAGTTAAGACCTGCACAAATAGAATTGAATGCTAGCAAAATTAAATCAATTGATGAACAATTAAGTAATATTACAAAACAATCTAAAGATTTTTATGATGAGGCTGGTAAGCGGTTAGATTATTTTCCTCTATTGGATAGATCTTCCTATGCTAGTGCCACTTTAAAATTTTTAACAAACAAAGCTGCAAAAGAAGGAATTGATTATGTTGCAATTGCTCCAACTAATATCATGAGTAGAGGTATGGATTCTTCAAAGGTATCTGCATATACACAATTCTATGGATATCCAAATGGTAGCAAAGCTCCGGGTAGTAAATCATTTGCAGTTATTCCTGATATCATGAAAAAGATTGCAAAAGAGTTTGATACTACAGCAGGAACTATAAAAGTTTCTAAATCAGATCCTACAAAACCGTATAAAGATGTAGTTAAAAAAGAAGTTGTTGTTCCAGGAGATAGAAAATATACCGTTGAAGAACACAGAGCAGTTTCATCAAAAGCGAGTAGTGATTTAGAATATATCCCAGATAATGACTTAAGATTGTACACAGACGTTTTTTCTGTTAAAGTAACACCAAATATGGTAAATCCACAAAAGATCTACAAAAAAGAGGGTGGGTTTATTAGTAAATATAATTAAGGATTAAAATGGCAGTAGAAAAGCAAGAACCTCAAACAGAAGATATTTTAGAACAAGAAGAAATTACCGAAGGCCCTGAAGGTGTTCAAGGTGAAGAGTTAGATATCGCTGTCGAAGGTGAAGAGCCAGAAGAAGAAGGAAGACCTCAAGATGATTTCAATGCAAACCTAGCTGAGGCTATGGATGAGCGTACGCTCAAAGACATGGCGATGGAGTTGGTTCAAGAATACAAAAAAGATAAACTTTCTAGAAAAGAATGGGAAGACGCATACATTAAAGGTTTAGATTTATTAGGAACTAAATATCAAGAAGTAACAAAACCATTTAAAGGTGCTTCCGGTGTCACGCATCCATTGTTAGCTGAATCGGTAACACAGTTCCAAGCACAAGCTTACAAAGAACTAGTTCCATCAGATGGTCCTGTAAGAACACAAGTCATTGGTTTACAAACACCGCAAACCGAACAACAAGCAGAGCGTGTAAAAGATTACATGAACTATTTGTTAATGGAGGAAATGGAAGACTACACAACTGACATGGATCAAATGTTATTTTATTTACCATTATCAGGATCTACATTTAAAAAAGTTTACTACGATGCTTTACAACAAAGACCTGTATCTAAATTTGTACCTGCTGAAGATTTAGTAGTGCCTTACTTTGCATCAGATTTAAAAGATTGTGAAAGAATTACACATGTCATCAAGATGACTCAAAACGAAGTTATCAAAAAACAAGCTGCAGGTTTTTATAGAGATATAGAATTAATAGAATCTAATACTGAACCTGATGATGTTCAGAAAAAATTAAATCAGTTAGAAGGAGTTAAAAGAACTGGTGATGATTACTTGCATAATATTTTAGAAATGCATGTAGACTTAAATTTAGATGATTACGAAGACTTTGACGACAAAGCTAAGAAAATAAAAATTCCATATATTGTTACAATAGATGAGGGATCAGGTGAGATATTATCGATTTACAGAAACTACCGACCGGAGGATATTAGTTACTCTAGAATTGAATACTTTGTTCATTATAAATTTCTACCAGGTTTAGGTTTTTATGGTTTTGGTTTAACTCATATGATTGGTGGCTTGTCACAAGCAGCCACCCAATCATTGAGACAACTAATTGATGCAGGAACTTTAAAGAATTTACCTGCAGGATTTAAGTCTAGAGGAATTAGAGTTAGAGATGATGACCAACCAATACAACCAGGAGAGTTTAGAGATGTAGATGCACCTGGTGGAAACATCAGAGATCAGTTTTTTAACCTACCTTTTACAGAACCATCAGTTACTTTATACAATCTTTTAGGTTTTGTAGTACAAGCAGGACAAAAATTTGCTGCTATAACAGATTCAAACATTGGTAATGACGTTCAAAACAGAGCTGTTGGTACAACAGTAGCGTTGATGGAGCGTGGAAGTCGTGTAATGAGTGGTGTTCACAAGCGTTGTTACTATGCAATGCGTCTTGAATTTAAAATTTTAGCAAGAATTTGTGCAGATTCATTACCACCAGAGTATCCATATGACGTTTACGGTGGCCCAAGACAAATTAAATCTGCAGATTTTGACAACAGAGTCGATATTTTACCTGTTGCAGACCCAAATATTATGTCTATGGCACAAAGAGTGACTCTTGCACAAACACAATTACAAATTGCAAGCTCAAATCCACAAATGCACAACTTACATGAAGCATATAGACGTGTTTATGAGGCTCTAGGTACAAAACAAATTGATGCTTTACTTAAACCACCACCAAAACAACCAGAACCTTTAGATCCTGCAAAAGAAAATGCTAGATCTTTACAGATGAGATTGCTTACAGCCTTTGAATTTCAAGATCATGACGCACATTTAGCTGCACACATGGCATTTATGCAATCTAGAATGGTTCAAATTAATCCTCAGGTGTATGCATTATTACAATCACACATTTCTGATCACGTTTCATTTAAAGCTAAGAATGAAGTTAAGCAAATGATCATGCAAAATCCTGAAATGGCACAAATAGCACAACAAGATCCTCAACAATTTGAAATTATGTTCGAAGCTGAGGTAGCAAAAGTTGCTGCAAGAATTACAACAGAGTTAGTTCAAGGTGAAATGCAACAATCTGCAGGAAAAGAAGATCCATTAGTTAAAATTAAACAACAAGAAGTTGATTTAAGAGCTATGGACTTACAAAGAAAAGCTGAAGAAACTAAATTTAAACAAGAACAAGAAAATTTACGTAATGCTCAAAGACTTGAGTATGAATATGATAGACTTGCTCAACAAGACGAGCAATCTGACGAACGTTTAGAAGTCGCAAGGGAAAAGATGAGGCAAAAATGAGGAAAGGATTAAGTGGAGGAGTTAAATCAGGGCCACCGCCTAAGAAAGGACCAAATCCACAAGGAATCACACTCAAAGATGCAAAAAAACTCTTACGAAAAACTTTCAAAAAAAAATAAAATTATTTGGCTGTCTGGTTTATTTGATGGTGAAGGTAGTTTTGGTATTTGGTCTAAAGGTATAGGCAAAAAAAAATCTTTTTCAGCAACAATTGAAATGGGTGATGAAGACATCATCAAAAGATTTCAAGATATGTTTGGGGGTGCTGTTTGGAAGACTAAAAAAAAGCAAGAAAGATTCAGACAATTGTGGAGATGGCGTTGTGTAGGAGATAGGGCTTACGATTGTATTGATAAAATGATAGAATATATGGGTACAAGAAGACAGGAGAAATACCATGTGGTTAAAAGCGATATCCTTAGCCGTTAAAGCCGGTTCTCATATTTATCAGAACCGTCAGAAGACGAAGATGTTAATGTCAGATGCACAAATGCATCATGCAGAAAAGATGGCTCGTGGTGAAAGTGAGTATCAGGGCAAATTACTTGAATCTAGAAATTCAGACTGGAAAGACGAGTTCATTTTATTATTATTGTCGGCTCCAATTGTACTTCTTGCTTGGGCAGTATTTTCAGATGACCCAAGTGCAATGGAGAAGATGAAATTATTTTTTGAATATTTTTCACAACTTCCTTTTTGGTACCAGACAATTTTCGTGGGCGTCATAGCGAGCGTTTACGGACTTAAAGCAACAGATTTAATTAAGAGGAAATAATGACAAAACTTTGTGCGAGAGGTAAATCAGCAGCTAAAAGAAAATTTAAAGTGTATCCTAGTGCTTATGCGAATGCTTATGCATCAAAAATTTGTGCAGGTAAAATAAAAGATCCATCTGGAACTAAAAGAAAAGATTGGGGACCTAAAAAAATGAGCAAAGGCGGAGGAGCTGATATGAGCAAAGTCGAAATTGAAAAGAAAAAAAAGAAACCGGCTCCTGGAGGCGGAAGAGAAAGACATGAATATTTAAAAAATATTCAAAACCCTATTTCTGAATATGGACCAAAAGGTAAATTAAAATACACAGCTGCTAAGCTTGGAATGAATGTAACTGCAGGTGGTCAATCAGCTATGGGCAGATTAGAAAAATCTGGAATGTTAAAAGCATATACAGGTAGAGCAGTTCGACAACCTAGTGAAACTAATAAAGAATTTGAAATGAGACATGAGTATCATACACCTTTTAAAAAACCACAAAAAGCAAAAGGTGGTGGAATTGCAATCAAAGGAACAAATTTTAAAGGTGTGTTCTAATGAACAAAAAGGGGTCATGTTGGGAAGGTTATGTCCAAAAGGGCATGAAGAAAAAAGGCAACCGAATGGTACCCAACTGTGTTCCTGCAATGAGAACTGGTGGATTAACAAAATGGTTTAATGAAAAATGGGTAGATATTGGAGCAAAGAAAAAAGGTGGCAAGTATCAAGAGTGTGGCAGAAAATCTGCCAGTGGTTCAGACCGAAAGTATCCAA